TGTGATGGTGGAATTGATCCATGGCCTCATTGGTCTGATGATCGTGAGGTTGTGGTGAGATCCACTGACATCACCACTCTAGTGAACCCTAGCAAGACACTTCTTGCTCGTTATATTGAATCCCTGCCATCTGTTGAATGAAGTTTTACACTAGTGTTGAGCAAGCAGGCAACCGTCTGCTTGTACGTGGTTATGAGAATGGCAATCGTTACAGCGTGAGGGTTCCTTTTAACCCTACGCTGTATTTGCCTACTAAGAATTATTCTGAGTGGAGAACACTAGAAGGTGATTGTGTAGAACCTCATCAGTTCGGATCTATTACCGAAGCAAGAGACTTTGTAAAGCAATACAAAGAAGTAGATGACTTTGACATCTATGGAAACTCTAGATTTTTATATCAATACATCGCTGAGCAACATCCTGAGGAAGAACTTAAGTTCGATTCCAGTAAGATTCGTGTATTCACAATTGACATCGAGACAGCAGCAGAAAACGGTTTCCCTAACATCGAAACTGCTGACCAAGAAATTCTTGCTATCTCACTCAAAGATAGTTTCTCTGGACGTATTACAGTTTGGGGAGCAAAAGCATTCAACAATAAAGACCCTATGGTCGATTACATGCACTTCATATCTGAAGAAAGTATGTTGGGTGCCTTCCTTGAATACTGGCAAGAGAATTATCCCGATGTAATTACTGGATGGAATGTACAGCTATTTGACATGCCGTATATTCATAATCGTATTGATCGTGTTCTTGGAGAAAAGTTTACAAAGCTTTTGTCTCCATGGAAACTAGTATCTCAACGTGAAATTTATATTAAAGGTCGTAAACAGTTTGCGATTGATACTCTTGGTATATCTACGCTTGACTATCTTGAACTGTATAAGAAGTTTACTTATACTAACCAGGAAAGTTATCGATTAGATCATATTTGTTCCGTTGAACTTAATGAAAAGAAACTCGATCACTCTGAGTTTGATACTTTCAAAGAGTTCTATGAGAAAGACTGGCAAAAGTTTATTGAGTATAATATTCATGACGTTCGTCTAGTAGATAAACTAGATGACAAGATGAAGTTAATTGAATTGGCATTCACTATGGCATATGATGCTAAGGTGAACTATGAGGATGTATTTTCTCAGGTGCGTATGTGGGATAACTACATATATTGTGAGCTTCTAAAGCGAAAGATTGCTATTCCTCCTAAACGCGAGGCAACTAAATCTCAGAAATACGCAGGTGCATATGTCAAAGAACCGAAACCAGGGTTCTATGATTGGGTTGTTAGTTTCGACCTTAATTCTTTGTATCCTCATCTTATTATGCAGTACAACATCTCTCCCGAGACGTTACAGGATACCCGTCACTCAACGGCATCAGTTGATAAGATACTTTCTCAGGAGATAGAGATTGATGGTGAGTATGCTGTGTGTGCTAATGGAGCACAGTATCGTAAAGATAAGCATGGATTCTTGCCTGAGATGATGAAGAAGATGTATGATAGTCGTGTCATCTTCAAGAAAAAGATGATTGCTGCTAAGAAACAGTATGAGAAAACTCCTACTGTGGAACTTATGAAAGAGATTGCCCGCTGTAATAATATTCAGATGGCAAAGAAGATCTCTTTGAACTCTGCTTATGGTGCTATCGGCAATGAGCACTTTAGATATTATCGTCTTGCTAATGCTGAGGCTATTACTTTGAGCGGTCAAGTATCAATCCGCTGGATTGAGAACAAAATGAATGGATATCTAAATAAACTATTGTCTACGGAGGCAGTGGATTATGTCATCGCTAGCGATACCGACTCAATCTATCTTAATCTTGGACCTCTTGTTAGTAAATTTTTTGGTGCTAAGTCTAGCGACAAAGCAGCAGTTGTGGGGATACTTGACAAGATCTGCCAAGAAAAACTGGAACCTTTTATTGAACGTTCATATGAAGAACTGGCGTCGTATGTTTCGGCATATGAACAAAAGATGACTATGAAACGTGAGAATATCGCTGATCGTGGTATTTGGACTGCGAAGAAGCGTTACATTCTTAACGTATGGGACAGTGAAGGTGTTAGATATAAGGAACCAAAAATGAAGATTATGGGTTTGGAGACTGCCCGTTCTTCTACTCCAGCGTATTTTAGAGACAAGTTATATGCAGCGTTTAAGATTATTATCGGCAAATCAAATGATGAACTTATCACTTTCATCGATGATGTGCGAGCAGAAACGAGACTGCGACCTTATGAAGAAGTTGCTTTCCCTAGAGGAGTCAATAATCTCGCAAAATATCGTCACCCAACTGAGATCTACCAAAAAGGAACACCCATCCATGTGCGAGGTGCTCTGCTCTACAACCACTATGTCAAAAAGCACAAAGTAGAAAACAAGCATCAACTTATTCAAGAGGGTGAGAAGATTAAGTTCATGTATCTTAAAACACCAAATCCAATTCATGAGAATTGTATTAGTTTCTTTGGTGAGTTGCCTCATGAGTTTGGACTTGAGAAGTATGTTGATTATCAAACTCAATTTGAAAAGTCATTCTTGGAACCTCTCAAGAATGTGCTAGAATGTGTGGGATGGACCCATGAGAAAAAAATTTCACTTAGCAGTTTCTTTGAATAGGAGTTATTATGAGTTTTCTAGATAGTGTAATTAAGGACAGTGGAAATGAATTTGCTGGTCTGGTTAGTGAAGGAGTCGCTGCTGGCGACATCACTTCTTATGTTGATACTGGGTCTTATATCTTTAACGCCTTGGTTAGTGGTTCGATTTATGGAGGACTTCCTTCCAATAAAGTTACAGCTCTCGCTGGTGAATCAAGCACGGGAAAGACTTTTTTTGCTCTCAGTGTCGTTCGTAGTTTCCTTGACGCTAATCCTACAGGCGGCGTCATTTATTTTGAAACTGAGTCCGCCATTTCCCGCGAAATGATTGAAAGTCGTGGGATTGATTCTAATCGTATGGTGCTATTCCCAGTAGCAACTATTGAAGAATTTAGAACACAAGCTTGTCGCATTGTTGATAAGTATCTTAAAGAACCAAAGGATGAACGTCAACCAATGATGTTTGTTCTTGATAGTCTTGGTATGCTTTCAACCACCAAAGAGATGAAGGACGTTGCTGACGATAAGCAAGTTCGTGACATGACTAAATCTCAATTGATCAAGGGTGCCTTCCGTGTGCTAACTCTCAAACTGGGTCAAGCACAAGTCCCTATGATCGTCACCAATCATACCTATGATGTGATTGGATCCTATGTGCCACAAAAAGAAATGGGCGGTGGCACTGGACTAAAGTATGCTGCTTCCACTATAATCTATTTGTCCAAATCAAAAGAGAAGGACGGCACAGAGGTGGTGGGTAACATCATCAAATGTGAAGCAAAAAAATCACGATTAACCAAGGAGGGCAGCAAAGTTGCAACACGTCTTTTCTTCGATGACCGAGGACTCGATCGCTATTATGGACTACTGGAATTGGGTGAACAATACGGAGTCTTTGAGCGTGTGGGAAATCGTATCAAGATTGATGGTTCTTCTGTTTATCCTAAATCTATTCTCAGCGATCCTGAAAAATACTTCACCCAAGAAGTAATGGACAAACTTGAAGAGGCAGCAAAACAAGAATTTACTTATGGCAACTGAGCGTATTGAAACTACTATCTTACGAAATCTCATCTTTACTGAGGAGTATTATCGTAAGGTAGTACCTTTTTTAAAAGCAGATTACTTCCAAGAATATCATGAAAAAATTATCTTTGAAGAGATTGCTGACTTTGCAAGTAAGTATGATAAAATACCTACTAAAGAAGTCTTATCGATTAATCTCCAGAATCGTAACGATCTTACTGACGACACGTACAAAGATTCGTTACAGGCAGTACAAGGACTTACCGACGAGTGGGTCGATTACGAATGGCTCCTCGATGCCACAGAAAAGTGGTGTCAAGACAGAGCAATCTATCTCGCCCTTATGCGGTCGATCCAAATCGCAGATGGAGGCGATAAGAAAATATCAAAGGATGCGATACCAGGCATTTTACAAGAAGCACTAGCCGTATCTTTTGATGAACATATTGGACACAGTTATACGGAGCAAGCAGAAGAACGTTATGAGTTCTATCACAGAAAAGAAGAGAAAGTCCCATTTGATTTGGAGAAGTTTAACTTCATTACCAAAGGTGGTCTCTCTAACAAGACTCTCAATGTCGCTCTTGCTGGAACGGGCGTCGGCAAGTCTTTATTCATGTGCCATTGCGCTGGTGCCGCACTCACAGAGGGGTACAACGTACTCTATATTACATGTGAAATGGCAGAGGAAAAGATTGCTGAACGAATTGACGCAAACCTTTTGAATGTCAATGTTAAAGATATTGCTGAACTACCAGAAGTTATCTTCACTAGCAAGATTCAGGAGATTGCTAGGAAGACTAGAGGCAAACTTATTATCAAAGAATATCCCACAGCGTCTGCCCACGCAGGACATTTCAAAGCACTCCTGAGCGATCTTTCTCTTAAGAAAGATTTTAAACCACATATTATCTTTATCGATTATTTAAACATCTGTGCGTCAGTGAGGTATAAAGGTGCGATTGTCAATAGTTACACGTATGTCAAAGCGATTGCTGAGGAGCTTCGTGGTCTTGCTGTGGAAGTTGGGGTTCCTATTGTTAGTGCTACTCAGACCACTCGTAGTGGTTTTGGGAATTCTGATCCTGATCTTACCGATACTTCTGAGTCTTTTGGCTTACCTGCCACTGCTGATTTTATGTTCGCTCTTATCAGCACTGAGGAGCTTGAACAACAAGGTCGCCTCATGGTCAAACAACTTAAGAACCGATACTCAGATCTCGTTACCTCACGAAAATTCATGGTGGGAATTGACAGATCGAAGATGAAGCTGTATGATGTAGCGGACGATGCTTCCGCTATCAGCATCGATGCAGAGGATCCTGGTGAGGAGTTCTCACAATTTGCCGAAACACAAAACCGTCTATCTAAATTTGCTGAGTGGAATGTATGATTAATTTTAATAAGTATGAAGAGTTTGTTGCAGAAGTTACTTCTGACTGTTCAACGAACTTTGTTGATTTCGCTGATCGTATTGGCGAGTTGGATCGTGAGGGTGCCAATATTGAGCGTCTCCTTACTGCTGGCGTTGGGATTAATGCTGAAGGTGGTGAGTTCCTTGAGATCATTAAGAAGATGGTATTCCAAGGTAAGCCTTGGAACGACGATAATCGAGAACATCTTATTATTGAGTTGGGTGATGTCATGTGGTACGTGGCACAAGCTACCAAATCGCTTGGCGTGACAATGGAAGAAGTTCTTGATCGTAATATCACCAAACTTTCTAAGCGATATCCTGAAGGAACCTTTGACGCTTACTATTCCGAAAATCGTGCTTCTGACGACCGATGAAGTTTACACAAGAAGATCTTTGGGAAACCATCAGCACACTTGGGTGGGATACCAACGATGACATCCACATTGAAATTGGTGGTACTCAAATCTATGAGATTGAAGGTGCTGGCACCAAGTGGGCACCTGTCAAAGGCACCCGTAAATATAATAAAGATGCTTTTATTGTAATCAAAAACAGATCAAGAAATGTATAGTCTTTGGATTCACTTGGTAGCATTTTTCCAAGTTGTCGTGATGAATTGTATTCAACCTGTCAACTGGAAGTATTGCTATCGAGTGGACCAGTGGTTAATACCAGAAGTAGTTGAAGGATATAAATTGTGGACGGGAGAAAAGCATCCATATCAAAATGAAAAAGAATATCTAAAAGACCTCCTCTAAATACTAGGGGAGGATTTTTTTATGGCAAAAATAACAAAGGACGAACTTAAAAAAGATAAGTATTGGCCTGTCTTTCTAGATAAAATAAAGAATAATGTTCCCTTTGTCACGGAAACTGGAAGTTCTGTTGTTATTGATAGTAAAGATACTAGGTGGTCTGGTGTTGATACCTTCCAGGAGTTTTATGCTCTATTTACTAAAGGTAGTTCTATGATAGTTCCTACCAGCAAACCAAAGGGAACTATTCTTGTTACTAAATTATCGAAAGATAATATAAAAGCTGCTGGCACTGGTGGTGGAGCAGATGCCAAGACAACTGCTGTACAAGAAAGAGGATCTGCTTACATACTACAGCGTGTATTAAAAAACAATAAAAGATATAGTTCTGCTGATGATATCAGAAAAGATACCCAAGCATATAGGGCACTTCTGACTATTTGGAAAAAAGAAAATATTGCTTGGGATGATTCTTGGTTAGATGATTATTACAAGCAGCAGAAGAGAATGCTGGTTGAGTATTCTAATCCTAGATTCACACAATTTATCCGTGATGGTGGATTCATGGATTGGATTACTAAGTTAGTTAGAACCAAATATCAAATTTCTAAAAAAGATAACTGGAACCCTGCTGATATTTGGTTGATCAAGGATCAAAACAAAACAATCAAAATGATTCAGGGCTTAGTTGATGGTGGTAGCACACAAACTTTGGAAGAGTTGAATGCTATTCTTCGACAGTTGTTTCATGATGAGATTGTTGTTGGTGTGTCACTAAAGAAAATTTCTGGTAAAGAAGCCTACTTTGAAAAAGTCAATTTAAGTAAGGCAGATTTTGAATCATACAAACAAATGTACTACGAAATTAGTAGTATGAAATGTGATCTTTCTTTGGGTAAAGATAAGAAAGGTAGAACATCTTTTGGTACACAAGACTCTAGAGTTTTTGTTGACTCGGAAACTACCACATATAATTTTCAGATTAAAGCAAATGATAGTGCTGGGTTCTCTAACCTGAAGTGGGAACCAACAGCAAAAGGACAGGCAGCTGCTCGTCTCGGCAAGGCACCAGTTGACATGGTACAAAAATTATTGATCGACTATAGGGTCAGGTATGACAATAAGAATGGACAGTATCCAAAGAGTCTGACGGACTTCGCCAAGGTACGGGATGACTATGCTACAATAATCAAGACACTGAGACAGAAGGGAGTCGAGACAGAGGTTGATGATGATGCTGCTCTCAACAACATCGATGTTGTTATTGGCAATCCAGCAACTGCTCACGTCGCTAATTCTAAATTGATGCAACTTAAGTTCCTACATATGCTAGTCGGCATGGAACCAGAGGAACGTAATAAGTTCATGACTGACATGACATTCCTCGCTCAGAAGAAGGGCGAACGTTTCGGTCCATTTGGAAAACTTTACTGATGTCTAAGAACACTCACCTTGAACACTTAGAAGACAGCATCCTCTTTGACGGTAGTCAAGGAGCAAAAGATGCTTTTATGTTTTTGGATGAACTTGCCCAGACATTCAGTGGCAAACAAAGGAATACATTTAAAATTACCACTAAGTGGGATGGTGCCCCCGCTATTTTTTGTGGCATGTATCCAGGCACCAAAAGATTTTTTGTAGGCACCAAGTCTGTGTTCAACAAAAATGCTAAGATTAATTTTAGAGACACTGACGTTGATGTAAATCATGGTCATGCTCCTGGTCTTGTTTCTAAACTGAAAGATGCCCTGAAATATTTTCCAGACCTCGGTATCAATGGGGTAGCACAGGGTGATCTTCTGTTTACAGATGACAAGAAGTATGAAACAATTAACGGAGAAAGGTGTATTACTTTCACTCCTAACACGATTACATATTCTATACCAGAGTCCTCTGCTCTCTATGAGAAGGCAAATAAGGCCAAGATCGGAGTTGTCTTTCACACAACGTATAGAGGGAACAGTGTTGATTCTCTGTCTGCTACTTTTGGTTACGATATAAATCAACTCAAAACATCAGACGATGTGCTTGTACTCAGTGCCGAGACGGATCAACTTGGTAAAGATGTACTCCTTACCAAGCAAGAAGTTGATAAGTTAAAGAGTATGAAGAGAGCATCTACTACTCTGGTAAATCAATCAGCATCATTTCTAGATAGTGTAGCAGAACAGATCGAAGCAAACGATCAGTTAACTGTAGGACCACGACTCAAGATCTATTTCAACACGTATGTCAGACAGGGACGACGAGTTAGTAGTGCTTCTAACTTTGTACGTGATTTTAAAGAGTATTTTGAGGGGGAAGTGAAGAAGGCGGTGGATAAAGTTAAGACACCAAAAGCAAAAGCAGGTAAACTGAAAAAACTGTATGATGGCATGGATTTTATTGAAGCAAATGAGACTGCTCTTCTTAAAACAGTAGGTCTATATACTACATTACAGCAAGCTAAACTGCTTTTTATTCGTAAACTTGAGAAGGGTGAGAAGATTCGTACCTATCTGAGAAGTGAAAATGGTTACAAGGTGACCGCTCCAGAAGGATATGTTGCTATCCAAGAAGACTCTACGGCAGTCAAACTGGTGGATCGTTTACAGTTCAGTGTTGCTAACTTCAACGTATCAAAGGATTGGGTTGACGGGAAATGAGCAGAGCAGTCTTTACTTTTGGTAGGTTTAATCCTCCTACTATTGGACATGAGAAGTTGATCCAAGCAGTTGCTAAGCAAGCTGGACGGGACGACTACCTTGTTTTTACCAGTCACTCACTGGATAAGAAGAAGAATCCTCTTAAGTCTGATGTGAAAGTAAAGTACATGAAGATGATGTTTCCAAAACATGCTAACAATATTCAATATAATACTGATATCAAAACACCTATTCATGTGCTACAGCATTTACAAGGAACTTATGAAGATATTACTATGGTAGTGGGAAGTGATCGTGTACCTTCATTTACTGGTATGTTGACAAAGTATAATGGTATTGAGTATACTTTCCGAAACATTGATGTAGTTTCTGCTGGTGATCGTGATCCCGATGCTGATGGTGCCGCTGGTATGTCAGCAAGTAAGATGAGAAAAGCAGCGGCAGAAGCAGACTTTGTTTCTTTTCAAACTGGTATTCCAGATACATTGAACATCGAACAGAAGATGGAATTGTTTATGGAAGTCCGAAAAGCAATGGGTATTAAATGAAAGATTTTAGAGATATTAAAAAAACAGCAGACCAACAACGCTTTAGGTTGAAAGAAGTTTATCAACCAGGAGATTTGGTTTTCAATACTAATACGGGGGAGAAGGGTAGAGTACATCGTGCTGGACCTAACTATGTTATTGCTGTTACTGAGAGTGGTACAATGTTTCGTGCCTGGGTATGTGACATACGTGAAGTACAAGAGACTATAAATAAAGAAAGGAAAAGTAGTATCTTTACAAATAATGGAACGTCAAAAACCAACGACTGATATCAAACATAACGATGATTTCTCTAAAGCTCTCATCGAATCGTATGGTCGCTGGATGAGCGGCGGTGGTTTTGGTCAGCATCTTGTCGAGGAAGGTATTCCTGCTGAGCAAAAGCAGGGACCTGAGTCTCCTGCTAGAGAAGGTGGCGCTGACTCTTCAACATCTATCCCCGATCTTTCTGGTAAGGAGGAAAAGAGTGATGAAGGTTCCAAGGATATTTCAGCAAACGCTGGCGCTCCTGACCCCGCCACTAATCTACGTGTTGGTACTGGTATTAAACAGTCACATGGAGCAGAGATTAGAGACACCACGAAGGTGGTTACGAAAGAGTCGTGTGACACTTGCTCTTACTGTGGAGGGAAAGGGTGCTCCCGCTGTGAGAAGGAAGATAAGAAGGATATGAAGAAAGAGACTGTTGAGTTTGAACTTAATGGCGAGACATTTATCTTCGAGAAGAAGAATGCTGAAGGTAAGGAACAAGGTCTTGACGGCAAAGCTTGCTGGAAAGGTTACAAGCGCATGGGCACTAAGAAGAAGGGTGGCAAGACTGTTGACAACTGTGTCAAGGCAGGATTTGAACCAGAAGGTGAAGAGATCACTGAGAAGAAACTCGATCCCGTTGGCAAGGAAGACAAGGACATCGATAACGATGGTGACCACGATAAGTCTGACAAGTATCTCCTAGCACGTCGTAAGAAAGTGGGTGCTGCCATCGCCGCTAAGAAAAAGATGAAAGAGGAGGCAGAAATTCAGGGAAAAAAGTGAAGTCGGCATCTGTCGAAGTAATGCCTAGCATTGAAGACGGTGCCCCTAAAGATAAAGACGAGAAGAAGAAAACTAAAAAGTATATTCTCAAAGCTCTTACTTCCCAACAAAAAGAATCTGTTGACTTGGAGGAGGTAGCGCCCCCTGGAAAAAAGTATGAAAGGATGGTGAAGCATATTAAGAAGAACTATCCTAAAGAAAAAGAAGGAATTGCATACGCTACCGCTTGGAAACATAAGAACAAGAATAAATAGTTCATGCACTATGCCCTAAGATCATGCTCTCCTTTCTACTCCCACTAGCATCCAAAATTGTAAGTGATGCTGTTGCTAAAATTCCTGATAATGAAGAACTCGGTGAAAAACTAGTTGAACTTTGCTTAGTTATCCTTAAGAAAGCTGTTTCTTTAACCAAGACTACCATGGATGATGAACTTCTTGCTGTAGTTGAGAAGGCAATTCTCGCTAGAGAAGATAACCCTGCTGCTGAAGTAGCGGAAGAAGCAGGAGAATGAATAATAAATCAAGGGGACTAAGGTCCCCTTTTTTTATAAATACATAATAGAAAAGTAGTCCCCTGGAGATCCAATGTCCCTTTACGGAAGAACGGACAGCGATGACAACAAGGCCAAAGCTGGTCGTGGTGTATCGCCTTCGTCCCAAGCAAAAGAAATTATTTACATCGATGAAACTGAGGCAGCACTAGAAGCAAACAAGGAGCGTGGTCTTAATGCTCCTGGTTGGTGGTCTTATTACACCTTTACTGATGTAAGTGGTAACACCCGTCACAAAGCAGAGCAACTAGTATTCATTGCTGGCGGTGACACTAATGATAATGAAACCCAGGCGGATGATTCTCTTGCCGCTGACCTAGAAGTCCTCATTACCATTAACAGTTCACCTACTACTCAGGCAGTTACTGTTGGTGATCCACTTGCCTTGTCGGTTGACGCTATCTCCACTCCTCCTGGAGATGCTTCCGTTCTCACCTATCAGTGGCAGAAGAAGTCTGGTAGACGTTGGGTCAACATTGGTCTTGATCAACCTACATATGATGTTGCTACTTATGCCGAGGCAGACGCTGGTTCTTACAGAGTCAAACTCACTTCTACCAATGGTGCCAAGGAAGTCATTTCTGATATCGCTGTTGTAACAACTGCCGAGTGATAGGGGATGTTATTTGATGAATTGACCCATGAAAACTGGGTAATGTTTGCTATTAAACATTATGATAATCCTACATCAGTTACATATGCTGACTTTGAAGAAGATCTAAATAGAATTAAGTACATCAAAAGATTACTCCGTCGTCATCAGACGGCGGGTGAATTAAAAACACATTTGATTTTAAATCATATTATTGTGATGTATAATGTATTTGATGACGCTGCTACGCCAATTCTATTTTATAAAATAGAAGCGACGTACTGGCCTATATTAAAAGCATTCATGCTCTTTTTGAATAGGTTGCCCGAAAGTTTAAACGTCGATGTTGATGAAGAATGTCTAAAGTCACTGAATCTAATTTAAATGAAATGATGGCAGGAGATGGTAGCGGTCTTTCACTTCCACCTGCTTTTGTATTTGTTAATACTAAAAAGAAAAGGACTTATAAAAATTCTGATAAAGTAGACGGAAGAACTAAAGGTGCCAAATCTATGCTCTCTCGTATCACAAAACGTAAGAAAATGAAAGAACAAGTAGAAGAAACAATTATTTCTGAAGCTGTGCCCTCAGAAACTGAGAGAGCACAAAAGCAAATCGGTCAGATGAAAAAACTGAACCGTGCTAAGGATCTTCAAAAGAAGCGTGATGACGCTAAGAAGAAGATGCAAAACAAGTCCAAAGAAATGGACACACTTATGAAGGCACGTCTTTCTGATTTCAAAAAGAAAGCAAGTGACCAAACTAAGAAATTGAAGAAAGAAGAAATTACCATGGACAACACTATGATTATTGAAACTACTGATGCTCTTGAAGTTGCTTTGAATGTTGCTACTTCAGAACTAAATCCTAATGGGGAAACTTCCTTTGCTAAGATTACTTTTGGTGATGGAACCCAGCAGAACCTAGACAGTTTCTCTGCTAAGCGTATCGCTGCTACCTATGCTCAGTTGGATGAACCCAAGCAACAGCAGTTTCGTTACATGCTTAACAAAGACGCTGCCACTTATCAATCTGCTTTAGATTTCGCTATTAGGAATAACTAACATGGCGTTCGGTCTTGGTAAAATAGCGGTCCTTGAAAGCAAACTCGATATTTATGAAGACCTATCAAAAGAGATGCTCGACAAGCTTGAAAAGGCAGTCGGGACTATCTCAGAAAACAGTAATAAGATTGCTATTATTTTGGAGCGCCATGAAGGACGCCTAGATGAAAGCGAACGTGCCGACAAGTTGATCCTCAATATGCTTGAGGAGTTGAAAGAACGACACGATAAAGATACAGAAACTATCCACAGTAGAATTACTGCTGTTCAGAAGAAAGTAGACACTAATGCTAAGTTTGTGATCGGTGCTGGTGCTGTGCTTGCCACCCTTGTGGCAGTGTTACAAGTGGTCCCACCTATCATCAAAGTCTTGACACCACAGGGTTCTTCTGCTATGCTGCTTCCAGCAGAATCTATTATTCGTGAGCTTTCTTGATACTAAGTATATTAATCTTGTATCTCCACTTCTTAATAAATTTGTAAGAAAAAACGATCGTACTTATAACTTTCGTTGCCCTTACTGTGGAGATTCTAAGAAGTATAAAAATAAAGCTCGTGGATATTTCTTTCAGATTAAGAATGATTATGTATTCAAGTGCCACAATTGTGGTGTAGGCAGGACACTTACTAACTTCTTGAAAGATCAAAGTCCCATGCTCCATGATCAGTATGTTATGGAGAGATATAAGGAAGGACTTACTGGGAAAGGAAGTCAAACTGCCGAACCTAAATTTGACTTTAAAACTCCTGTATTTAAAAATTCTGATGTAGTTAATCTTACACCCATTTCTGAGCTAAATAAAGGACACCCAGCAAGACAATATCTTGAGCAACGAAAAATTGAAGAGTTAGAATTATTTTATTACTGTCCTAAATTTAAGGACTGGACTAATAGACAGAAGAAAACATTTGATACTCTTCGTCAAGATAGTGCCAGAATAATTATCCCACTCAAGGATAAAGATGGTAACATGTTTGGTTACCAGGGAAGATCTCTTGCTCCCAAAGCAAAGATCAGATACATTACAATTATGTTAGATGAAACCAAACCAAAAGTATATGGTTTGGATCGAATTGACCCTACCAAAGAAGTATATGTCACAGAAGGACCCTTCGACAGTCATTTCATTGCCAATGCTATTGCTATGTGTGGCAGCGATGTTGACCTCCGCTCTTTTGATTATCGATTCGTATACGCCTACGACAACGAACCTAGATCAAGAGAGATTGTTGCTAAAATTAAAGCAACAATATCAGCAGGAGATAAAGTAGTCATCTTCCCAAAATCTATTAAAGAGAAAGACTTGAACGACATGGCACTCGCTGGACATGATGTACAATCTCTGGTAGAATCGAATACTTACAGCGGACTAGAAGCACAAC